GAGTCCGTCTCGTGGGCTCGGAGATGTGTATAAGAGACAGCCGCATCTGAGACTGCTGCCATGGGCAGCCGCCTCGATGCGGCCATCGCCGCCGCTGATGCTGCGTAGCGCATCAGCTGAAGCTACCCCGCCTAAGGGCGGGGTAGCTTCTTTCAATGAGCAGCTTCGCTGCTTGTTGATAGGACGCTGCGCCGCAGCGTCCACCACCACCACTACCACTACCACTACCATCAGACCCCTCGCCCGCTTGCTGCGGGCGAAGAACCTGACGACAAGTGCAATAAGGAGGCGTAGCATGAACTTGATTCTAAGCGCAGGACTCCTCATTGGAGGCTTTGGAATATTTATGGCAGCCCTGATAAGGGCAAAGGAACGAGCCGAGTGATATCGGCACTGGCGAGAGCTGGCAAACCACTCGTCAAATGAAGGGGTCATCAACCCTGCACAACAGCGATGCTGCTGGCACTGATGGCGGAGCGGATAGTTCTCGCTACGATGCCATCTATCTGCTATTCAACCAGCATGACAATCATAGCCTCCCGATGCCGGGGGGCTATGATTCCTTAAACAAGTGCAATCAACCTATTTAGGAGAATAAATGAACGATTTAAATGAACTTCTTTGGGCCATGAAGGATGGAAAGCTTTCTGATTTCATGGAAATGCCTTCCGATTTTGAGTCTTGGGTGAAAGTAGGGCCGTATCCGACTCTGAATATTCTGATGAAGTGGGTGGCCAGTCAGGAAATGATGAAGATTATTCCTCCGGACATGACATGTGTCGTATATCTGGAGATATTCTTCAGCAGCATGGCAGCGCTGCTCTTTCTGTCGAAAGAGGACGAGTCGCTGGATGAGGCCAGTAACAAGGATCTCCTCAAGGAGATGGAGCAGATGAGACTGCGGTGTCTCCTTCTCTTCAGGAAGGCCCTCAATCACGCTGAGAAGACATCCGGGATGCCCACGGAGAAAGAGTTGCTTGAAGGGTTGGTGGCCGCACAGGCCAAATAGGGCGCTCTGACACGGACAGGTAAGCTCAGGGAGAAAAGAGCGCACAAGTGAGCCTTCTGGGGGCGAATGCCATGGAGCTTGTGAGGGTCGCCGGTGCAACTCCGGCCCTGTCCATTTACACCGCTGAGGTGTGGAGGAGCAACACTCTTAAACTGTTGCGTCAAATGGTAGGCTGATTGCTGAGCCCTCTGGCCAAATGGCTGGAGGACTTTATCATTGAAGGAGGCAACAATGACCCAAGGCACACCCACATGGAGGTGTCGCCAAGGATTCATCCCAATTCCTGACTTGAATACCACACATTTGCGGAACATCCTTGGATTTATTTTCAAAAGAACCACAACAAACCACGAGAACGAGCTGAGACTGCTTGCCTTGCGGATAACTCTAGAAAGGGCGGGATCCTATGAACGAGCAAGACTACTGGCAGAGCACCAAGTACTATCGGAAATACACCCTGCCGACAAGGCCGAGGCTGAGTACCCGGATATCTTCGCTGAGGCACGGAAGAGAGATATTCTTGGCGATCTGCCTTGCGACATTCTTATCGGCGTTGGATATGATGATGAGCTGGTAGACGATCAGCTTGAACTGGGCCTGTAAGGCCAACCTGCCTAGACCTTGGGGTCTAGGCTTTCTTTACGGAGGACAAATGCAATTTCTAGAAGGTAACGCCAAGACGGCTGCGGTTATGATCGCAGCCTTGACCACGATGGATGACTCACTGACTGCCGAAGTCATTGTTGATAATATCAGAGATCTGGGCCTGACCAAAGATGAGGATGCGATTGACTACGATCGGCTGCGGGAAGATGTCCAGAAGGGCTTGAATGATCTCATCGTTCACACCAAGTTCAACTACAGCGACATTGATGCAGAGCTGAATGAGTACACTGCCACACCATTCCCTCAGGACGACGCTGAAGGCATTAACGATGAAGTGGGAGTAATCCTCAAGGATATCGCCCTGAGCCTCCACACAGTCATAGAGAAGCTCTCATGAAGATCAAGGTGCTTGAGGCACAGGTCAGTCACATGAAAGAGCATCTTTATGTCATAGATGCGGAGGTGATGGGAATATTGCGACATATAGCAATCCATCCTGAGAGATTGATGGAAAGTGGAGGGCTTGAGAAGTTTTGCAGCATCTTGGTGGACTGGGGAACTGAGTATAGCCCCACGCTATCGCAAACCAAGAAGAATCATGTCGTGAATACACTCAGGAATGATTTTGGCAGATTCTTTTTAGCCATCACAAGCTTGAATGAACAATATTCAAGTTCAACTCTTCTGAGTAACATGGTGATCGAGGCAGAAGGACATATGGAGACTCATCATTTTGATGGTACAGAAATGACTCTTGGACCAGAAGATGTTCAGCACTTGAGGAGTCTTGAATGCATCTAAAAGCCTATCTGCATCTTGCTCAAGTGAACATGGTGAGATATCTCATCAAGGCTCTAGTTAAAGCAGATACTTCTTTGACTAGAAAGGATTCTGGGTACACTCAGATGCTCGTGGATTCAAAGCTAGTTGAATACATGGCTACGATTAAAAATGATCTTGACCTCAAGCCAGTGGTCGTAAAATTCTTCAACAAGAGAGCATTGTCCGTCTTTGGAAAGATGAACATTGCCATAGATAGAAGGGAAAACAATGGAACCTGAAGTAGTCAAACGCAAACCGGGGCTCAATGGAGCCGTGCTGATTTACGGACAACCAAAGATTGGTAAGTCCATGCTGGCCCTGTCCCTCTGCGATGTAGTCATCGACTGCGAAGGAGGGCTGGATCACTACAACGGAGCGTTGAGGTATCGACCACACAACGCTGAGGAGCTGCGAGAGGCAATCAAGTCAGCCTACAAGAAAGGCTACAAGAGAATTGCAATCGACACTGTCGATGAAGTGAACAGCTGGTTTGAGGCAGAGGTTTGCAAAGAACAAGGCATCGCACAGATGGGCGAAGGCTCTTACGGAGCTGACTGGGGAGCATCGAGAGCAAAGATGCAACAATTCCGCAAAGCCCTAGACGATCGCTTCGATCTTGTCCTCTACATTGGTCACCAGAAGCTGGCAACCACTGATGAGACATTCAAGAGCAGAAGCGTTGACCTTCCGGGCAAGCTGAGTCGCATGTTTGCGGCAAAGATGGACGCTCTCGGATTCTGCCAGATCACAGACGATGAGCATGTAGTCAACTTTCAGCCATACGATATGGTTGACTCTGGCTCAAGGCTTCCTGAGCTTAAAGGGCTCATTGTTCCTTTTTACGATGACATCTTGAAGAACCGGAAGCAGTTTGAATCTCTCTTTGCCGACAACAAGGAGGAGACCAGCGATGAGACAGAGCAGTTTCATCCTGAAGAGCCGGAGACTGTTGGCGATGCTGACAAAAGTGAGGGGGTCGGGGATGGCGAGCAAGCTGCTCCAGCAAGCTGAGTCAAACATGGCAATCGTCAACAACACTCACAACAAGATGCTGGCAGTTCAAGAGATTGGCTTTGATGGCTGGATGCCAGAGCAAAAGAAGTTCTTCATTGATGCAGAGCAGTCAATAAGAACAATCATGGTGACCTTGGGGTCAATGATAGACAACCTGACAAAACTTGAAATCGAGGAAACGGAGGAAGGATGAGGAAAATAGAGTACGACAGCTCTCGGACAGGGACATATGAACTGATCCCTGAGGGCTGGTACGAAGTTGTAGTCGATAGGTCTCGTGAAGACACTGTCGGCAAGCAGAAGAATATCCCACGGATAAGCTTCGGTCTGAAGATTCAAGCTGGTGAGTATGAGGGCCGGATCATCTGGTCCAACATCTTACTGAGCCCTCCAAGAACAAACGATGATGGCAGCACATCACAGCCTTCGCTGCTCAACCTTCGATGGCTGCTCCACTCCTGTGATCCCAACAGATTTATCTCTCCAAAAGAACAAGCAAAGCTTGGCTCTTCTGTTCTTGAGATCCCTGATCTTCCGTGGTTTGAGGGTAAGCGTGTCTTTGCCAAGGCAAAGCATCGTAGCTTCATAGACCGGAAGACACAGAAGGAGCGGACAGTATGTGATGTTGACTGGTTTCGTTCCTTGGACGACGGACCTGGAGACGGAGCTGAGAGAGCGAGCGGTCAGGGAGGCGCAACTCAAGGAGAAAACGCTCAATCAGCTCAGGGAGCAGCGGGAGCAGGCGCAGCTCCCAGTGGAGGATACGCTGGGTCCGGAGCCGATAGCGATGAAGACGAGTTCCTCGACTTCTAGCTGCGAGAAGTGTGGCAAGTCAATATCAGTCACACAGATTGCCAACAGCGTAGAGAATCTCGGATATGCCTTATGTCCTGATTGCACCATAGAGAGACAAGGAGCCAACGTGAGATCATATCAAACGATGCTCAACAAAGTCCTTGGTGGAAAGGATATTTCAAAGAAGCCAAATCCGAATAGGTGGTAACAGCCTTGGCCCGTCAAGTCCTCCGACTCGATGGGTCGAGGCTTTTCTTTAAGGAGTCAAAAATGGAAAAAGCTTGGAAGAGGAGTGAGAGGAGAACCGCCACTTTCTTTGGCACAGTCAGGAATCCACTCAGTGGAGCTGACAAGAAGGTGACAGGCTCTGACTCAATGCATCCAAGACTGTTCATCGAAAACAAATACTCGAAAGCACACGCCATCTTCACCATCTATCGCAAAGCCAAAGCTCAGGCGATCGGTGAGAAAAAGATCCCCATTGTAACCCTAGACGAGAAAGGTAAAAGAGGCTTTTTGATTTGCGTACACTGTGATGACTGGAACGATCTACACAACTACTGGCTAAAGACCAAACGTGAGTGGGACAAAAATGAACCACCCGTTTGACGACCCAACAACTTGCACAAAATGCGAAGAAGAACTCATTGACAAAGACGGGGACAGCCCAGTTTGTGACAATGAAAACTGCGAATACTACAATCGAGACTTTAAGGCTGAACACTATGAACGACTCATAGACAGCCACATGGAGGACAAGTATGAGTGAATTACGAGAACAGGCAGAATGTGCTGTCAGTACAATGGAATCAGTCAGCAGTCAGCTGGATGATGCCCAAACCAATTTGGACAGCATTGGCGATAAGGCTCTGAATGAAGTGGTCGAAGCAATTAGTAACGTCAGAAATGACTTGAGCAACTTGGAGAGCGAGCTGGACAACAACACCTTTTGCGTTGATGATGCCGAAGAGGGCAACGAAAGCAATGCTGACTTGCAGCTGAGCACCTTTCACATGATCATGAACGAGGATTCGATCAGAGTACTGACAGCGGATGAGACGAAAGACTATGGCGACTGGGTTTCAAATGGAAGCCACGACAGCCAAGCCGCAGGATATATGTATCATGTAGAGAAGTTTTCATTTGCATGGGATCCCAGCGAAGGGGCGTTTTCAGACATCGTCATAAACGATGATGGCAGCAGGATTCTTCACAAGACAGAACTCGGTGACTACAAGGACTGGAACAACAAATGTGGTCTTGGTGAAAAGTACACCCAGTCTGTCCATCGACTCTTCCAGATCATTGCAGACCAGAAGGCAACAATCAAATCGCTCAAGAGCGGTGACGAGAGCGAACGATTCAACGAAGGCAAGGCTGCCGGAAGAGCTGAGATGCTGGCTGAGATCAAGGCCAAGTTTGATGCTTGAGGATGAGTTGGCTCCATTGGAACCAGCGAGGCTATCGTTGCATGATACAATCTTTCAAGCCTTCAAATATCAGCCACATTTCAAGGTGATGATAGAACAGATGGATCTTGCAATGAGAGCAAGTAGGACTCTTATCGAGTCACAGGGTCCACGAGGACCGGAGGATGATGAATACGATGCTGCTCTAGGCAGGCTTAACGCCTGTCTGGGGCAGCTTAAGCTTTACAGAGACAAATGGGACATGAAACCCTGAAGGAGCAATATGAACATGATGACAATGGAAGAGATTACGGGCGCAACGCCCGGATCTTTGCCATGGGACTTTGAGGTTGCAAAAAGGCAGATGGTTCTTGCCGATGGTCAGCCAACAGAAAGATTTGCCATCACAAGAAAAGATAGTGGCCACATTCTGGGCTACAGCACAGGTCAATATCAGCCGATATCGTATCAAAAGCTGATCAGTCCCATTTTGGGATGGCTTGAGAACAACACCGGCAATGTCAGCGTCCGATTCGCCCAGAAGGGTGAAGGGCAACACGCCAGCTGGGAAGTCCTCTTTGGCGACGACTATCCAATCAAGGAAGGTATTCTGGGGCAAGCAGTGCGGCGTAGCATCGTTGTTCAGTCGAGCCATGATCTTAGTCGAGGGGTCTGGACAAATGGTTCGTGGCACAACCTAGCCTGCCTGAACGGAATGGTAACACCCGGAGCGGAGTTCAAGATCCATTCTCGGCATTCAGGGGCTTTTGATGAAACGGTTTATGCCGAACAGGTCAATGTCATGCTTGAAGCTTTGGCAGCCGATGATGACAACGCCATTGAAGAGTGGCGCAACTGGGCTGAGACAACAGCATGTCAGACATCGTTCTATGACATCTACAAAGAAGTCAAGGCAACCAAGGGGACAACGTACACTGCCAAATACAAGCAGCAGGCAGCCGTAAGGATGTTGCAGTTGGCTGGAGAAGGTGCAGACTATTGGCAGACGCTGAATGCTTTGACCGACAGACACATGGACAAGATGGATGATAGCTTTGCCATGATCAAAGCAAGTGCTAGAAGTATGAACATCATCAGGGCTGAGTTTGAAAACATTGCTGGATCAGATGAAGCCGCAACTTTCGTTGATGAAGGGTAGCTGAATTCGGGGGTGCAGGTGTCTTCAAATAGAAGAGCCTCCTAGCAGCACCTGTACCCCCACTTGGAGGACCATGGAAGACGAAAGACTGCCAGTAGCCTTTCTAGAAATCAGGCTTCTCGACCAAAAGGGAGAATCACTGATGAAGAAGAAGTTTAGATCAAGAAGGGGCGTAACATATGTCTCTAGGGCTGGAGCTTTAGCCACGCTGAATGACTCAACACGATGGCTTATCTCTAGATTTAGAGAGATACGAGATGCCGAAGAAGTAGAAGCTTACGCTCTTGAAAACCAAGCGGACCTTTTCAATGGAGATTGAAAACAACTTGGCAAAGATCTATGATGAAGTCATGGGTCTTTTAGAACAAGGAGCGTCAGTAGCGTGTGTTCTGGTGCCAGTCTCTTTAAGCACCAGCAACAAGGGAGCCATTGCAAAATTTGCAGGGTTTCCAGCAAGACTCGCAGATAATGCGGGGGCAATAGTATTGCTTAAAAACCATGAGTTCAATAATAAGATCAGGGATCTGAGTCTACAGACCGGCAAATCAGAATCTGAGTTGAAGGAGTTTTACGCCGATCCCAATACTCGGAGAGTGAAAGCTGTTTTCTTTGATCTTAACGGGGGGACCAATGACAAGAGCGATTAGAGGAATGCTGCCTATGGCAGAGCTGGAATTCAGGATAGACTGGTTGAAAAAGTTGAAGGGTGCTAATCTCAACAAAGGCATGCTTTCCAATGATCTTTGGGACATGGCCTGTAAAGAAACAGCAATCTATCCCAAGAGGTCTTGGAAGGCCGTTCAAAGGCAAGCTGCCAATAGGTGTGACTTCAGGATTTCTGGAATCAGAAAGCCACGCCTCAAAGATCCGAAACATCCTCATCATACCAAAGCAGTAAAACGAGAGAATGGCGCTAGATCCATTGTGACAGCCCTGAAGCTGTGCGGAGTGGATCTGGAGGGATCCATCAAGCAGATCAAGTGGAAGGATCAGGGAGGCGCTGAACTCGTTACGGGGGATGGTAGAACCATCCTCATCTCTACGAGGGATTGGTGGTTGAAGGATTAACTCAATGGGGAGGGCCGCCCCTCCCCGTCATTAAAGGAGGACTATGTACTTGTGGACGGGATCGGTAGTGGCTTTTTTGAGAGATGAAAACATTGCAAAAACCTTTGCAATACCGGCAATCAAGGCAGGCACAGCAGCTGGAGCAATGGTTGAAACCGAGAGCTATGTAAGAGAGATGCTCGGCTCTACTGTTTTCAGAATAGATGGCTTTGTTCTCAAACGGTGTCTGGTTAAAGAGATACAAACTGTATGTAGCTGCAACTGTGGAAACATTGTCCAATTGAGAAGGTCGGCTTACGGCGGAGATCAAGGAACGTGTAGCAGCTGTGGAATGCTGATCACATTCCAAGAGGGAGCAAGAAATGAACAGGGGTAGGGAGTCTCAGTTGCTGGCAGAGATCCTTGAACTCAGGAACTGGAAATCCGACTGTCATGAAGTCCTGAGTTCAACGCTTGAAAACAATACAAAAGCTATGGCTGAGAACAATATCCTCAAAGGGGCGCTCAAGATGAAGAAGTGGGAAAAAGCTCTTTATTTCATGTCAGTGCTTTCAATGCCAACGGTGATAATTCTTTTACTGATTTTGCTTTTTGGCTCAGCGGGGTGTACGTCCGGTAATGACAGGGTAGGTTTTGGTACTGCCGACTCTGTCGTCACAAAATGTGAGCCGGTGGAGACTATCGCCCTGCTGAGCCTTTTGATACCGGGGGAGTGGGAAGAGCTTCCATCATGGGCCGGATGCGAACCAATCTTTTCGATTGGTCAACCTTGGGGAGACTATCTCCCCGAGGGTGCGTGTCCGAGCCCTAACGGGCCACAGATCATCTACGAATACACGCTACCGGGAGACTCGATTCCATGTGTGATTTTTGCGTGGAACGTGAGACTCAAGAAGCCCGGAAGACCTTGGCTATTAAGAACTGATTGGCCATAAGGAGAACAATGAAAGACACAGACTTAACTGAGGACCATGACCGGGCTTTAGACTTGGTGCGGGACCTGGAAAACTGGACACTGGCGGAGATGGAAGATGAGTGAAAACATCTCAATAGATAAGGGCGGCACATGGATTGGAATACTTGGAGAAGACGAAGGGCGCAAACCGCTTGCCGATGCTACTGGCCACTCATATCAGTGTGGTATCTGTGGAATGCAATATGTCACAAGCAAGCTGGCAAGAGACTGCTGTAGTCTCAACACTTTTAATCCATCAAAAGATCCAGCTCCAGAGCCGACACCGTTGACTGAGGAGCAGAAAAACCAAGTCAAGCCGCTAGTGGAGCAGGGATACACTTACAGTGAGGTCAGGAAGATGCTCGGCCTTGAGCCAAAGGTGACAAACGCATTGTTCACTATCGCAAAAAGAAAGATCATGAAAGAGCGGGGGATAACCTGCTCTGGCAACAAGTGGAGACAGTGGCAATCAAGACAGCGTAAGATTCTTCTCAACCTGAAAGAAGGCAAAAAATATGGGCCTAAACAAGAATCGTGATACAGTTTGGGAACCATGCTCAAGATGTGAAAGGAAGTTTAATCAGCTTGAAGACATAATCAGGGAGTTTGCTGCTGATTTTACAAGATACAAGAATCTTGTCGCAAAGAAGATGGCCGCCTATGAGCTAGAAATCGTAAGGCTTGATGGAAGCCTCAATGTTACGACACGAGACGGTTGTGACAAAGAAAGAATTCGACTCTTGAGGGCGGATGATATCAGAACGGGATAACCCAGCCAGTGAGCTGTATCCTGAAAGCAAGCCCCCAACTGGGGGCTTGCTTTTTTTTAGTCTCGCTTGATTGAAAAAAATCTACCGCAACCACTACTGGCTGGAGAATCAGGCGGGAAGTAGTCTTCAGGGTTACCCTCAACAACACTTACAGCATGTCCGGGCAGCCAGACAAGCACCCAGAGAGTGTCTTCACAGCACTCCCCAACTCCGGGTTCAAGGGGATCGAGCGAGTAGATTGGACCAGTGGAATCAGCAGCATATTCTTCCCAAGTCGTTACTGGGGCTTGACTTGAGATCTCCCAAGCATCAAATGGAAGAAGACCTGCGGCCACACAAATCATGGCTACAGGCCAGTACTCCTCAATCATCACCCTCATCGGGGTTTTTCACTTTTTTGCCCAGCTCTCTTTTTCCAAATCCATTTGAAGAGTTTCAAAAGATTAAGCCTCAACTTGAAGTTTTGATTGAGTTTCATTCACAGCTCCTTAAATGTCCCCAGAGGCGATATCGGGTCAAGTGGTCCCGTGACACTACTAGAGTGGCCAAACCGCCTCTGGGGTCAAGCTATAAGGACTCCGAGTCAGCAGAGCTTTTCTTGATGAAGATGGCAAAGTCTCCAGTATTGGTGCCAACAGCAATCGGCTTAAGCCTACTGACAAAAGTCCAGCCATCATCAAGAGCATCTTGAAACCTACCAGCAGTATAAGCCATCGTATCAACATGAACCTTTTGAGCGTTCTCCATGTTGCCCCCCTATCGTACAGTTATGTATCCAAGATCAAGAACGTCTGATACCTGACCAGCATTATCGACTACGTATATCCCAAAATACTGAGTCGTTCCAGTAGCGACAGCCCCACTGGCAGTTATACCTGTAGTTCCATCTCCAATGTATGCAGCGGCAGTGAATGGGGATCCAGTGAACTCAGTTCCAGCCTCATAGGCTGGAGTAGCACTTGAGCCATAGAAGATCCTTACCCTTTCAATGTCCCAGTTGAATGGATTGTCCCAACCAATATCAACTTGTCCCGGAACGGTGCTTTCCAAGACTCCACTCTTGGCGGCACCGGGATAAGTTGGATCACTGGCAACCCCTTCTTGCTTGATTGTCGCCAAAACCATAACAGCATGAGTATTGTGTGCAGCAGTCATGCCAAGAATCGTTTGGATGCTCCAGCCAGCCTCCAAGAGTTCTCTGACATACTGTTCAACTATAACTTGATCAGCCGCAGCGTAAGTGCCTGGAGTTGCAAGGATGCGAGTCTTCTCTACGACAGTGTATTGTACACCCATCATTCATTCCCCTTGGTAGTGCCAGAACTTCTGGCTGTTTCTGATATCGACATGGATCCATTCACGACTCTCTGTAGCGCCAACGCCGCCAAAGATAAGTCTCGCTTGCTCCAGTTCCCGGTCAGTAAAAACCCCACCAGAAATTTTCGAGATATCCGCCGCTTCCCCTTTGAGGTGACGACTTGTCCAGATGGGCTCTTCGCCCTTGTTGATGTAGATCGCCGCCTGATAGGCTGGGCATCTACTTCCTCCACCTCTATTGATTCGCAGGGCTTCACCGCAAACCTCCCTGAAATCCTCCAACTTGTCAAGTAGTCCAACCTGCAAGTTGAAGACACCCTTACAGCATGGACATTGAAACTCATGCATTGAAAAGTTTTCACTCAATTTCATGTCAACCTCAATTCAAAGGATTGGCAAGACCGAACAAGAGCTTGGCAACTTCCTTTTTATCCTTGGCATCACGCAAGCCCTGAACTTTCTTCATGCCAGCATAGTCAGGACTGATGAGCATCTGCTTCAGAGCCTCAGCCTGTTGCCCCCTAGCAATCATCGGCAATGTCCTGAAAGCGTACCTCGACCCAGCCGAAGAGAACTTCTCTGCAAGCTTCCTCTCCTTCTCCTCAAGCGGAGTGTCCGCCCAAATCTTTGAACCAAAGAAGAACTGAGAAAGCCTGCTATCATTCTGGAGCTTATGGAAGCCCATCCATGCCATGATGTCCATCATATCACTGATAGCTGGACCACTCAGCTGCGAAGCAACTGGACGCTTATAGAAGGCCCTCTTGCGCTTCTCTTCATCATCAGAGACAAAGTCTGCCATTCCCTGCACAATCGATATGGCTGTAGGCTCAAACCATCCACCCATATCAGCATTAAGAACACCTGAGACTACCTGAAGGAATGGAATCAATGCACCTAGCCTGATCATCCATGCAGCCTCAGGGACAACACCCTGACCAGCAAAGTGCTGACTATCACCAGAGAGACCGGCCTCTTCCCTGTACTCAGTCTTCTGCTCAGGTGTCATCTTTCGGGTAGCCTTGAAAGCTTTGTACTCATCCTTGGTTCTTCTGGCAAGCTCATTGCCACTCTCTGCCATATAGGTTCCAAAGATCACATCAAACAGCCTGAACTGGAAGATGAATCTACCCCAATTTGTACGGAACCACTCCGGTCTACCAGCTGTAGAGTAGTCTCCGTTTATGAAGATCCTCGCATCATGGGCAATGTCGATCGCTTTTTTCTCAAGGAAGCCCTGATACTTTTTCTTCCAGTACCTGTCCGCAGGTTCAAGCGACCCCGGAGAACCGCCAGTCTCTCCGTGCCACAAGTCCAGCTCCCTTTCGTGAACACCAAACCTTTGAAGATAGGCAAACCTATCGAACTGTTCCCCATTGCGGGAAGCGGCCAATTCACGAGCGGCCACGGTCTCGGGAAGATGCTCAAAGGCGGAACGAATCTCCTCATTTTCTCCAATTGACGACCTCGCTTGACTGAAGGCTGTCGAGAATGCCCACTTATGCAGACTCATTTCACTCATTGCAAGCATTCGAAGAGCTTGGCTCTTATCCACAAATGTGTCCATGCTCTTTATAAGCTTCTCTGTCCAATGGCGAGGCCTGACCCCTTGGAACAGCCCATCAAAGATAGAGTCTTCCTTGTGGAGCAAATAGGGAGCCGTAGACGGATCCCAATCAAGAGCCTCTGAATGGAGGATGCGCTTACCCTCCTCAGTCTCCATCCATGCCTTACCCGCCATCATTGCAGACCAGCCAACCTTGGTGCCATGCATCAAAGCCTGAGTGCTGTTCTGGACGATAGTCTTGAGATTATACCCAATCTTTGCGAAGGCCTGCCAAGCCAAGATGGCGTTGGCGATATGTCTGCGTCTCTCCCCTTTTTCATCCAATGAGTGAAAGAGGGAGTCTCTACGGTGGCGCTCAAAGAATTCACCGATAGTTGTAACAGCCTTGAGCCACTCTTTGCGCTTGGCAAACTCTCCACCAACGTGGCCATTCAGGACACGCTTGGAGTTGTGGACCCAGTTCAAAACTCGTTCGTAATTGTGATTCATTCTGGAAACATAAGCCGCACTCTGAACCTGAGCCCCATAGGTCTCGATGCTCATGGTTGCTGACGGAGAAAACCTCCAGCTGAATTCACCCTCCATGCTTCTCGGAACACCAACACGACTCCTGATGGCTCCCATTGGCGGGGCAATGTAGGGGGTGCCTTGATACTGGCCATACTCCTCATAATACTTGTCAGCATACTCCAAGAAGGTCGGCGGCTTCTTAAGGCTCCGATCACGAGCGAATATGTGCTCCTGTTTTGCTGTCCACTGGCCCATGAGCCTCTCAAAGTCTGACAGCCTGCCAGTAACATCACCAACCAGCGTCTTATCACGCCAAGCCTCCTTGGCCAGCGAGCTGGTGTACACCGCACCGGGACGAACCCTGTGCATGTAGCCAACAGAGATGTTGCTTGCCCGAAGCTGCGGCATGTACTTTTCAATGAACTCGGTGATTTCCTTTTCGGACACACCAACATGCCTGAGCCTGTAACGAGTGTAGGCCACGTTGTGAGCGTGAGAGTCTTGCACTATCGGCCAAAGCTTTTCGTGCATCTCCGCAACTTCAACTGAGAGCTTCTCAAGCTTGCTCGCTGTATCAGCACCGAATGTATCGGTGATCTCCTTTATCGTCTGGGCCCTCTCAACCTTTGCCTCACGAGCAATAGCCTCGTCGATAGTCCCCTGCATTTCTCTGGCTTTGCCGTGAGCGACATCAACCAAGTCCTTGTCAACCACGATGATTTCGGGTCTGTCCCCATCCTTTCGGCTGACAGAGATCCTGTAGGTATCCTTGCTTGCCTCCCCAAGGAGCTGACCTGAATAGATGCTCTCTCCATCTCGATCAACAAAGATGACTCTGCTATGCTTCGGGAGCCTGTGGTGAACAGGGCTTGCATCAATCCCGAGCCGCTTAAGAGCCCTGAGCCTTGCCTTCTTGTCCCTGCCAAACAGCTCATCACGCACGACTGAGCCAGAGCCGGAGAGCCTCCCAAGGAACGTGTCAAGGGCTACGGCTGCAACTCCACCAGCCTCAGCGCTGGTGATGACCTCCTCAAGCTCAGTTATCCTTTCCCTGAGCTTCAAGTACCTATTCCACACATCTCGACTGGCAGGTATCTCTGGATTCTGCCCCTTCTGTAGCTGCTTGTAAGCCGTCCTGACCCTGTTGGGGGCATCGTGTGGCAACACCTTGCCTTCAACCTGACTCATCACCTGATTGCGCTGATTGACAGGAATGTGGTCCATCTCTGTATCATACTCAATCGTGTGAGCGGCTCGCTCAAGGTCAGCGTGCTCGGCAACCAGCTTCTTATGCTTGGTATGTTGTGCCATAGCACTAAGGCCCCTGATGGCAATCTTGGGACGCTGGAAGATGTTGCCCTTGGTATTCAAGATGCCGTCAAAGATATCGTAGATATGCTTCTGGACATCTGCGACAACTTTGGCTGCGTTTCTTTTTTGAGCTGAAGCCCTGATCCAGTCCTTGTACCATCTCTTAAGGATGGGAACACGGTTAACGAATGACCTTGGTAGCAGGGTCTTCTCAAGGAACAAGTTGACTCCACCCTTACCCATTCTCCCCAGTGACTTCTCAAGGTTGTATCGAGCATCACGCAGATTCTTCCATGTCGGAACATCAAGACCGGCTGTATAGCCACCAATGTCAGAGATCATCTTCATGGCTTCTTCGACCCTTGCGCCATGGTCAAAGTACATGTCCTTGATTACCCCACCAAGGATCGGATGGTCCAGAATCTCTTCCGCAAGCTTACGCTCAGATTCATGAAGCTTGACCAGCTTCTTGTTTGAGATCTCCCCAGAGTGATAGAAGGTTTCAGCGGGCTGCGCTCCAGTGTCCTCAATGATGACAGCCTGAGACACCTTCCTGTTTGGTCTCTGTAGTCCACGCTCAAGCTCCTTGCGAAGCTCTGCGCTCTGGATTTCAAGGTCCAACCTGAAGAGCCTGTCTGACCGGTAGTTCGTGTCCAGCGTTGACTGAGTAAGCATCTTGTTGAAGGCTGGCACATTGTAGTCTTCGGCATAGTAGACCTGCCCATCATAGGCAGTGTTGGCGATAGCCCTGAGCGGGGAATTCTCTGGAGCAATGGCACGAAGAGCGCTCTTGGAGACATACTTGACTCGGCCATCAGCAGTGTAGAAGATGGCCGTATCTTTAAGCTCAAGCCCCTTAAGATCCTTACCAACATTCGCCTGCATCATCTTGCCAATTTTAACGGCAGCAGCCTTGGCTCCACGGGGCTCATAGATGGCGGCATCAGGAGAGCGCATAGGCATTGCAACGCCTACCCACTTAGTGCCATTGTGGACCAATCTTGGAACCTTACCCCACCTGCCAGCCTTACCCTGCTTACCCAGCGGGCCAACAGCGCCATTATGAAGCTGAAGCAGGATGTGCATGATGGTGTCATACGATGTCGCATTCGGTATCGTCACCCCACGCCTTGTTCCGAGAGCAGTGTGTATTGCCCCTCTTGCTTTTTCAGAGTGGAGCTTGCCAATATATGCCTCGGGGTTGTACAGCCTGTCTATTGCCTTTGCAATCCCATACTGCAAATCAACCTGAGTCAGTCCCTTGAACTCCCACGCCTTGCCGACCTTTGTCGGTGTGATGTGAGAGAACTGGTGATTCTCAGCAAGGTTCCTCGATGTAGTCCTCATCACGCCATTGTTGGTGTAGCCACGAAGCATGGTGCCAAGATCGTTCACCATCATGGAGTTCTTTGAGACGTTATCCCAAAGCGTCTCCTCTACTCGCTCAAGCACCTTGATGGAGTCTTTGTTCTCCTTTGTCTTTTCAGGCACTATGGAAGAAGCATTGCTGATATGGTCATTGGCCAAGTATCTGGAGAACAGCTCTTGAGTGTAGACTCTGTGCATTCCTCCGGTAATCTTTGGAGTCAGCGAAGTCTCCTCAGCCCTAGTAACAAGCTCTTTCCTGTAGTTGTCGATGACCTCTGATGGCAAGCCCTCCTTTTCCATGCGGCGGATCTCTGGCAACCCGCTCGTGATCACAGAAAAGTAGCTGTCAATGTTGGCGGGATTCATGGAGTAGAGATCACTGAACAGGCTGCCAGCTGTGGCGACCATCTTGTGAGTCAGCGTTCCGTTGTTAACGGTGAGTCTTCCCTTGGCATCAGCCCCAAAGCTTAGTGGCCGCTTCATATCAAGATTGCTACCACCATCAACGATATTCTTCAGGGTGTTAAAAGCCTCTATCTTTGCCACAATGCCAACCTCTTTTGCGTTGGCTCTATCAGGCTGAATGACTCTATTTATGTCACCAAGACCCCTTGAGAAGTCCTTTCTCGTGGCTTGAATTGCGGTACTTGCAGCCTCGCCAGCATCCTTTTCTCCAGTCTTGAGGCCGTGTGCCGGAAGCACCATCTCCCAAAGAGTCTTGTACCAGCCGGGAGTAACCTCACCCTTGGCCCCATGCCATGCTGGCTTGAGCTTCATCTTCTTGCCATCGGTATAGGCTTTGGAATTGAGGAACATGTACTCAAGGAGTGAGAGCTCTTTTTTTGTCCCGTCAGGCATCTCCACTTTGGTAGTAAGCCAGTGATCAACCTCTTTGCCAGTAGATGAGTAGCTGCCAGCCTTGACTGGGAGAATCTCTCCGTCAACAGCTGCCTCAAAATCTTTGCCTCCGGGCTCAAGTTTGCTGATCTTGAATTTCCCAGCTTTGATTTTTATTGGAGCACTAGAAACAGTTCTGGTTTCCCCGGCAAGTCCATCGACAGAGCTTTCTTGACCTTCCAAGGTCTCCACCTTGCCACGCTTTAAGGCCGCTTCAAATGTGGCTTTATCTATTTCGACAACAGTTGGAGTGGACTCGCCCTCAATATTTTCGGAGACGTCAAAAGTCTCTGGCTCTGATTCTCGCATTGCCTTAGCATCTCGAGCCTTGCCATTGAATCGTGTAATAGCATACTCACGAGCTTGACTCAGGTCGCCAGTAACTGAAGTGCCAACACCCTTACCGGGGAATCTGCGGCTGAACATGTCATCCTTGGCCGCAGGCAGAATGAGATTACCTTCAGCATCTACTTTGAATGCGCCAGACTGCCCCCTGTAAACCCTATCCTTTCTCTGGGTTGCTCCGCCCCAATCAGAGTCGGTAGTTCCGTAATACTCTTCCCTGGTCCCGCCTTCTTTGGCATCCGGAAGCTTTATCTTGGCTGGCTTCTTACCACTGATGACATCGAGGAAGTCTTTGGTTGTCTCTATCCCATCAAAGACTCCACCAATGAGGTACTTTCCATCAGCATCCCTTGAAGAGATACCCAGCTGAGCGAGAGCGGTAACGTCTCTCATAAAGTTGGCAACCATACCGATACGCTTCTTGTACTCACGCTGCGAGGCGTTGTACTCCCACATATCCTTGTAGCCAGCAGGATCGGCAAGGATCTCCTTCATCCCAGTGAGGATCTCAGGGTTGATCTCATACTTTGACATCTCACTGATGTGATCCCGCAACTTCTGTGGAGTGTCATAGTGGAAGTAGACAACGTCACCGTCAGTATCACGCTCAAGCCTCGTGATATCTTCGTGGTTCATCTCAACAAACTTGGTGTCCCTTGATTCAGCGACTTCCCTTGCATGGAAGGGCTTCCTGTCGTGCGGCCCTGTCCGTGGCATCGAGTGGCCAAGCATGTCGATACCCTTGAACTCTTCAGTGTGCCAAGCAGTGTCTTTGGCAAGGTGGTCAACGACCTTAAGCAGGCCGCCAAGAGACTGGGTGTTGGGGCCATCAGCACCGAACTCCATCTCAAGCCTACCAATTGCATCTACAAGCTCAAAGTCAAGCTTGTCCCTGTATTCCTGAATGGACTTCTTGTTGCCGAAGTACTCTGCGAGAGTTGTAGCTTGTTCTTTATCTCCACCTCTCGCCTCGATTACCTGCTCCCACAACTTTACGTCATTGGCGGCGTATGGTTTGTCTCCAACGTATATCTTTGTGTTCTCGGTAAGCCTGCGGCTGGCAACTTCGTATGGTATTCGGACTTGACCCTTTTGGAGTGTTCCACTGAGATCATCAAAGATGTGTGCTCCAAAGCCACCACGCTGCTTGGCCTTGAACAAGCCCCGCTTGATGCTTCTGTTGGCAATCGTGTCGTAAAGATCTGTCGGGTCAAGGAACAGCCCCGGACTGATCCTTTCGGCAGCAAGGATATCAGCCACAACATTACGCTGGTAGATGCTACCCGCATCCTCAAGTGAAGCCTCGGCCAATCTCCCGCCCACCAGTGAGCCGAGAGTCTCTGGCCCTATGTCACCCGTCATCATCTTCCAGAACGGCCCCTCAGGGGCATAGAGAGCCTGTAAGCCCTCCTCCCTAAGCCTGTAGAACATCTCATGGGCATCATTACCGACGCTAAAGATCTCACCAACGTGACTCTCAGTTAGTGGATAGATCTTGTGGTCAAACTCTTTGAGGCCAAGTTCCCTGATATTGAGGGCGTTCTTCATGACAGAGGCAGATGCATCTTTCTTGCCGCCAGCTATAGGCATCTCGCTGCTTTTTATCTTAGCATCCATCACTGCCTTGAGACTCTTCTTGCTGCCTGTGCCGTAGGCTTCCTTCATTGCCTTTTGAGTAGCCTCAATCAATCTCGGGCGGAACTGAGTGTCCTTGACAACAATACCCTTGGTTGGCACTAGGCTCCGGTACTCAAAATCATTGGAGTTGGTGTCCAATCTCACTTCATAGTCACCATATTTGCCAGTATATGTTGGGAATCTTTCGTGACCACTGCTTACCACATCGGTAAAAAGCGGCTTGCCTTGTGTCATTCCGCCCATATCTATAGCGTCCTGACCATAGTTTCCGGTAAACATCTCTCTAAGCTCTACCCCGATTGCTCTGACCAGTGTATCCAGATTCCTCAAGTCTCTAGTTATCTCCCCACTGTGCCAGTCAGCCATGGCATTTCTGAATTCACCACCAGCCTCCACTGTGCCAGTACCCATGAACTCTGACTGTGGATGATCGACAATGTACCGTTTGCCAGCTATCTCGGTTACTGCAACCCAGTGTTGAATGTTAAAGTTTCCGGCTGGAGACTTCGCATCTATGATGACAACCTTTGAGTCAAGCCCTTGATTCATCAGTTGATGCTGGACCTTGTTTGCACACCGGACACATAGATTCTTTTCAACTGTAGCTGTTGTGCCCTTACCAAGCTCGCCAATCTTCAACTCAAACGGCTTCAGTTCTAGTGGTGGCTTTGCCTCACTCTTGCCTTCAAGCGCCCTCACATCTGCCCATTCAACACCAGTCGGCTTGATCTTTGTGGAGTCACCAATGGACACCATGTCAATCTTCTGGCCAGTCAGCTGTTCCAGCTTGTTCATGAAGGCTTCTGTATAGCTGTCGTTCCTGAACATGGGCTTGTCGAGGTAGAAGAAGTCTCTATCAGGATGAGAGGCAAAGAACTGCCCCTTGAAGGCATCACTGTAGTCTTTACCCATGACATAAGCGGCAACTCTGGCTGCATCCTGTCTCAGATACGCAGCACCATCGAGAGGAGCCCTGTTGAGTCCAGCGGCTTTCATCTCAGCCATGATCTCAGGTGTGGCATTCTCCAAGAAGAACACATTGAGACCACCATCCCACTCAGCATCTTCAGCCAGCTTACGCTTACCGAAGTCACTCTCCCTGAACTTCTTCCACTGAGTCGTGCCGGGACCATAGTCAAGGCGCATGAAGTCACGGCCATAGATACTGTTAAGCCTGTTGGCGTAATCAGCGATTGATTTGCCAGCAACGTCAGGATTGAGGAGATTTTCAAAGGTTGCCTTATCAACAGAACTGCCCAGCCAAGCCATTGAAAGCTCGTTACTGATCTTGTTAGCGTCCCACTTGGCAGATCCGGGCTTACTATTCAAGAAGCTGAGCAGTGCTTCGGCTTGATGCGACTTCATCCAGCTCTTGAGTCTCTTGCCTCCACCCTGTTCAACCTTGAACAGCTCATTAAGTAACCCCTGAACCTGCTCCCTTGCCTTGGGGGCATCAAAGCTTACGGCCAGCATCGAGTCTGCGTTGCCGGGAATAATGAGAGCGCTGAGGCCGTCGAGGGTCTCGAGAGCTTCACGGATAGGCTCGAAACTATCAAGCGGAACCATCTCTCCCTTCCCATCCTTGACCCACTCACCGTTTTCATCCCGAACATACTTCAGCTTCTCAACGTCAATCTTGTCAACAGTCCTTACTGTGGCCCCAGACTTTTTGATAGCGTCAACCATACCACCAAGGCCACGGCTGATGAACCCATGCACTCGGGTCTTGATCTTTGAGTTATACTCGGTCTTCCCGGTTGACTTGTTCTCGGCCATAGTCGCAGTGATGGTAAGGGTCTCTCCGGCAGTAGACTGGGAGACCACATGGGCCAAGTGATTGAGCATCTTCTCAGACACAGGGCTTCCACCCCAACGACCATTACGAACAGAGTCGTTGATCTCAGGAGCCTTTCCACCCTCAGTCACATGCTTAATGGCTTGCTCAACCCACTCAGGATCTCTGATACCAGAGAAAGAGTAGGCCCCATTCTCATCCTTGCCACCAAGAAGACCCTCAACAAGAGCTGACCTGATGTCTTCCGGGCTGATGCCCTGCCCCTTCTCCACCTTGCGCTTCATTGCCTCATGAGTCATTAGCTGGGCAACTCGCTCAATGCGAGGGTCAAGGCCGAGATTGGAGATGAAGTCACGATGTCCTGTGATTTCAAACCCCTGATTCTCCTTTATCTGGAAAACCTTGCGACCATCTTCATTCATGAAGCGGCTCTCAATGTCAGCCCTGAGAACCTCGTTGGCCATGAACTCACCCTCGATAGCATCCATCGCCTCGTTGATCCTCTTTGCCGTGACATCCTTGTGAATGGTGGACTTCGCTGTCATCAAGCTCATCTCCGGAGAGATGATGCCCATACCGCTGAGCGATGTGTAGATGTAGGATGCATATGCAGGGTTAACATGATTCAGGGCGTTGCCTATTCTGGCAACAGATTCAGGGAGATGTCCCTCTGACAGCATGATGCTGGAAAGCCGCTGACTTGCATCGTATCTGGCCTCGGAGTTCCCGCCAAGCACGATCGCCTTAAGGACGTTGAGAGTATCCTCAGGCGGCACACCGTCCACACCCTTCATGGGATCCCTCAAGATCCCAACCTTCTTCATCTCTTTAACCATATCCCTGAGCCAGAAAGCCCCAGTAGCCCCAATAACAGATTCAACAGCAGGGCCGATATCAACCTTCAGCTGGCCTCCCGGCTCAGCGGCACCGATGATCTCAAGAGAGTTGACCAGCCGGTGAGCCGCATTCGTTACGTCTCCACCAGCCAACAATGCAAGGTTCTTTCCGGTGACAACTCCAGTTTGCTCGGCAATATTGAGAAGGTTGATCCCCTTCTCCCCGACCTTGGCGTAGTTCGCCTCAAGGACGTTGCTCTGGGCAAGGGTTAAGGTAACTTCCTTGACTGCCCGCCCCTTTGTGACCGACTCTGTTTTCGCCACCATCGCCATAATGCGCTCAGCAGGACTATCACCTGTGGGAGCAAGCGCAGGGCCATCGCCCCACATCTTGTGAATATCTTGAACAAGACCTCTCACCTCCTCAAGCTCGGGGGTATCCCCCTGAAACAGGGTTTCTCCAGACATGATACCGTGGACTCTGGTGTGAGGGGCAAAGTAAGCAAAGTCACGAAGAGCTGAGAGGCTCTCTAAGCCCCTCCCGCCACCAAGGTGGTCCCCCACGCCCTTATCAATAGCCCCAAGCCTCTCAGCAAGCTCTCTGGACTGCTGAGGGGAATCTACGGTCAGTACTTCGTGGACCACTCCGGGAAATAGAGACTGTCCGGTACGTTCAGCCTTCGCAAACAGCTCAAGCTCTGCTGGCGTGGAGACATCACCCTCAACCTCAATCCTCAGTGGCCGCTTATTCTTGAGTAGGCCAGTCTTTGCAGAGACAGGAATCTTGCCAGTACCAAACAAGCTATGGATAGCTTTCTCGACACCCTCAGACATTGCGGGGAGAGTGTCATTCTTCTTCATGGTGGAGAAGATTGACTTGAGCCAGCCAGAAAGCCTCTGAAAGACAGTCTTCATGGAGTCGTTGGGGGCTTTCCCGCTCTCAAGATACCGCTCAAAGAGCTTGGCAAAACGCTCTTCATGCTTTTTCTGCCACTTGCCATCCTTGATACCAAACTCAGACTCGATAATAGCGAGATGCTCTCCACCCAGGTCACGCCTGAAGAGGTGTCCTATCTCATGAACGAGGGACTGTAGATTGGGAGCATTCAGCCCTCGGATGACAGCCCTGCCATCCTCCATGAATGTAATCGAAGCCTTCTTCTCGCCCTCACCCTTCTCGACAGACGCTAGACGGGAGGCGTACCACTCAGCTGGATCTTTACCCTCAGCCACACCCCAAGCATTCGCTCTGGCCTCAAGTAAATCTACAGCACTTCTGACCTGAGCCTCTGGAACATCAGGGAAAGCCTTGACGGCTTGCTCGACAATCTTGCTCTTGGCCATAGCACTGGCACTCTGCTCATCAGCCTGCATCACCGTGCCAAGAAGATCTCCCTCAACTTCAAGATATTTCCGGCCAAGCTTGTGCAACTCTTCACCGAAATAAATCCTGTCAAATGTTTCAAGCTCAAGATAGCCCGGACCCTTGCCGCCCACGCCAAGCGGAATGTGCTCTTCGAACAAGGCCTGCACCGCAGCAATCTTGCCGGGAGACAGGTTCTTGGAATCTATATTCAGTCTGCGGAGCCAGTGAGTTACATTCTTACCGAACTCACCCTCTGGGATAGCACCCTCAGGCGCAGTCTCCAGAGCCTTCAACACAGACTCCCTGAGTGGTCCAAGCCTTTTCTTAACCCCTTCGCTTTCCCAGAATTTTTCAGTAAGATCCTGATACTTTCTGAATGCAACATCCATTGAGATGGTAGCAAAGGGTGAGTCGTCAGGGCGGGAGATAGGGACACCGGCAAGCATTGCTCTGGCTTGCATGTACCCCTTGTAGCGGCTGTCAGTGATGGGTCTGGCGGCAACTGGTGTCTCAAATGCGGAGTGACTGGCCATCATCGTGGCAAACGTCAGGCTTGTAGCCATGTCTACCCAGTCAAGCCCGTGCTTGGTCAGGTAGCTTCCACCCTCACCAGACAGTAGCGAGCCAAAGAACTCTGGTTCAGTTATGACAGCAGAAGACAGAACTCGTGGGGCCATAGCGACACCATGCTTGGCCAAGTCCTTCCACATCTCCCCCTGCCATTCCTTGGCAGCCTGCTTGAACACTGGATTCAGGTCTTTCAGGATTTGCTTTGTGTCACCACGCTTTGCCAAAGAGATAAGCTCTTCACCGGCCAGCCTCATGTCTGACCTCTCGGCTATCTCGCCACCACGAAGCAAGAACTCACCGTTGGTCCGTGCAAGATCATTGATCTCATTTCTCTCGGTCTCAGTCAGATTCTTCTTCTTGCTCCAGCCCCTGAGCTTGCGGAGGGTCTTACCAAGAGAGCCCGTCTTGCCGATGGTATCCATCGAGATCTTGGTGCCAAGCATCTTGTTAACGCTGCCAGCACTAAGCTGGTAGACATCATTTAGCATGATGTTATTAACCTTGCGGAGGCCTTCTGCGGTCTTCTGGTGCATGTTGACACCTTGGATTGAGCGGTTACGCTTCAACCCATAAGCGTCAATAATGTCGTTGATCGCCCCATGTTTTGATCCCCACCAAAGGTTCGGGACCATCTTGACAACACCGCCAATGAGAGCGCCAGCCTGAAGCCCATGCTTCACGGACTCCGGCACATCATGTACCAGCTGTCTTACACCTTCCTCACTCCAGTCGTTGTGAGCCACACCGTGGACAACAGTATGAGCAAGATTGAAAGCTCCAAACTCAAGGCTGGTCTCCAAGGCATTCCGGACCTGCCTTGCAACGAATCGACCCCACTTGTTGGTGATCATCTGCTCAACGCTGTTGATCGACCCTTTCTTTAGGCCGGTTTCGATGATCTTCATTACATGAGCGCCCTCTTCAGCCGTAAGCTTCCTGCCTAAGTGACGCTCAAATGCCTGAGATATCCTGCCAGTTGAAGCGCTGGCGGCATCATCCAAGATGTTCTTAGATGCCTTCTCAATGAAAGCCTTACTGCCAACACCGAGATCTTTCATCGACTTGGTGAGGTTCTTGCCCTGCCACTTGAACAGCTTGATGCTGTCTGATCCCCTAAGGATGCCTGAGGCGGCAACGCCAAGATCTGCCGAAACCTCATTGAACAGACTGCCTTCAGCCTTTATCCCCACAGCCTTCATAGTCTTCTTGGCCAGAGTGCCAGCCTCTTTGTCCAGCCCCATGGCTATACCGTGACCACGCCGAGATACCGTTGGAGTCTTACCGAAGAACCTCAGTATGCCACGCTCAGCCTTACCCGCAGCCCGAGCGCCAACAGCAAGCTTTGCAAATTTGGCAGGAGCGCCATAGGGGACAAGGAAGCCCGCTACTGAACCAATACCAGAAGCAAGCTTCTCCTCAGTTGTGTCAATAAAGTCCGGATCAAGACCCAGCTTCTTAGCCAGTCCAGTGCCAAGGCCGAATGTCGCTGAGTCAGCGAAGCCCCAGAGAGCCGCTCCTGCGATGGAGAAAGCATTGGACTCTCCACTCATGGGCTTGCTTTGCAATGCAGTAGGGCGGCTCTTGATGGCCTGAGAGCCATCTTGGAAGTACTCATCAAGAGCTTCCCTTGCAGTGGCCTCTATGAGGGGATCGTTATCTTTGAGGCCAGAGCTGTCGATTACGGCCCTGACCCTGTCAACGAGATATTTGTGGAAGTTTGGATCTATTGCAGATTTGGATTGCAATTCATTCTGAAGCAGCGGGTCCATCTCTTCTCCTCAGCATAGGGTATTAACCCATTTTGGCTAAAGTTTTGCATTCTACTGAAACGGGAAAGGGTCGTTATCAACAGGCTCAGGCTCAGGGTCTAGAGCAGACACTGGGCGAGGAAAATCTTCACCCTGTCTGCTTCTTCCAATAAATTCCTGATTAAGGTCGATCTTTGTCTTCCTCACTTTGTTGCCCAAGATTCCTGCAAGCCCACCAGCGTCTTCCCTGATCTCGCCAAAGTCTTTCTTGATTTGACCAAAGTCAGGCATGCTGATCTTTCTCTTTGGCTTCTCGGCTTCATCAATAGCTTCGTTGAACTGGCCGTTCAGGGAACCAAGCATTTCAGCAAACATCTTGCTGACATCCCCGACTGCATCGGCAAGCATTATCCCCGGCTTGCTGGGGTCTATAGTCTCGAAGAAACCTGGCTTGTCCATTGTGGCTTCAAACTCAGCTACCACATCGTCATCTATTGGGCTAAGAGCTAGTCCGGGTGGTCCAGTAGCTGGGCGCATGATCCCGTGATCACTGAAGTTCATCTTGCCAAGGTCTTCGTTAGAGGCGATCTTTGCACCAATCTTCAGGTAAGACTCCAGGTTTGTGGTGCCATCAAGGAGATTCGCATTACTCATGTCTCCACTGAAAAGGCTCACCAGCTTTACTGCCGCCATCCGCTGAGCGTGAAGTGTCTTCTTCAGGACTGGCCCATTAACGCCATACTGCCGCTCGTTCATCAGCCATCTGTTAACTGGAGCGTCTTCTGGCTTGACATCAGCTCCGGAGGCATACTGGGAAGCCCATGCTTCATCACCGGCAAGGATTTTCTTGTAGGCTGGAGAGTAGTTTGCTGGGTCTGGTTCATTCCAGCTCTCCTCAAGAGCCGTTCTCAAGGCCTTGCCAAGCTTTGGAAGGGCCTGAACCATCTGCATTGGGCCAACATAGTCATAACCACTATCCCTAGCTGCCAGCGATGCCCCTTGACGCATCCCGTCATACAGGCCAATGACAGCATTGAGCTTCTTCATGTCATCAGGGTTGGTTGGGTCAATGCTCTCAAAGTTGAGGTCTTTTGCCTTGAAGCCAGTGGCCTTCTGGAACCCCTTGTCACGCAACCTGAACACACCGTCGCTACCGGCCAAGTTGAGGCCGTCAAAGAAGGACTCACCAGCACCAGTCAGACCAATAGGTATTGGATTGCCGTTGTTGTCAGCGCCCCAGACAAAGCCCCAGCTCATAGCTGTCCTGAACGACTCATCAGCATCGTGCTTCAATGTGTCGTACATGCTGGCAGTAGTCTCTATGCTGGATTGAGTAAGCCCAGCCAGTCCAGTGGCGGCCTTAAGGTTCTCGTTAATAATGCCAAGGTGTCTGGTTGACTCCTCGTGCTCAAGAGCCTCAATTTGATGGGTGTGCAACTCTTTTGCTCTAGCAGCCTCTTCACCACGAATAACCATACCCTGCTCAGTTTCAGCACCACGGATCTTCTGAGAGGTCACAGCCATTTCAGCCTGAAGCTTCTCGATACCGAGCTTGCCCTTCTGAATGCGCTCATCAGAGGCCATCAGCTCTCTTTGAATATTAAGCTTCGTCTGCTCAATGCTGAGTCTTGACGTATCAAGAAGTGTCCCGGTTATAGTCCTTGCCATCTTTGCAGCAATAGCGCTCCAGCCGCCAGTGAATGGTCTAGCAACTTGTATCTGGGCCATTAGGTCTCTCCTGACAAACTAAAGATTAACGCCAAGCTTTTTGTTCGCAGCTATAATCTTGGTGTTCGTGGGGTCATAACTCTCATTCCATTCCGCAAGCCTTAGGGCATACTCCTGCTGCTGCTGCAAAAAGTCACCCTCCATCCCGGCTTGAGTCTGCTCCATGCCAAGCCACTGGTTGCGAGCTGATTGCATCCCCTGCTCACCAAACATTTCAGCTTTAATTCTCTCCGCACCCACAGCAGCAGTGCCTTGAGCGGCAATGCCAGCCAACCGCTTTTGAGTTGACCCAGAATATCCCATGCCAGTTGAGTGCGATGCAGACCTGACAGCCTCCATCGTTTGCTTGCTTTGCATTGCGGCACTTCTAGCTCCGGGCTGAAACATCTCAGTAACGAGCGGAGCCCAGTAGTCCTCTCCGGTCTGCTCTTCAATGCCAGAATCTGACATATAGTTTTCGAAGTCACCAAGATTCTGAGCAGCTTGGGCCACCCCAGTATTCCGCAGTTCTCTTTCACCCTCTTTTATCTTGACTCTGGGGTCGTCTGGTGATCCACCCATATTGTCTCCTTAAGCCATATCTAGCGGGACTGAAAATGTGTCAGTATTCGATACCAGTTCTTCACCACCGGCAGCAGGGCCGCCACCGCCAAATCCGGGCATCTTACCCATCGAATAGACGGCCAGCGCCAACTCGGCAAAGGCCGTTATCTTATTCATTGTGTCGGCCACTTTGTTGAAGGCCCTCTGTCCGGAAGCCTTTGAAATCTGAGCGCCGGTATAGGCCGACTGGATGTCGCCCTTAATCTGCTGACTCTGAATGGCTGAGTGGGCAGCACTGGCCCTTGTAAGCGTTGCGGCTTGGGCCTGAGTCATAGCAGCGTCTTGCCTCTTGGCGGCGTTAATCGACTCCTGAGCCTTCACGAGCGTCTGCGTGAGCACGTGCATCTGGGCCGCTCCACGAGCGCCCGTCTTTGCCACATTCGCAGCCCTTGAAGCCATAGCGCTCTTGCCAGCCTTGCCAGCGATGCTTGACTTATGGGCAGCGAAAGCCCTGATGCTGTCGCCCATCATATCAGACCCTCTGGACTTGCCAGTAAGCGGCATCACGGACTTGGAGATGATCTTGTCTGACTTCTCCTCAGCCTTATCACGCTGATCCTCCGCCAGCCAGCCCATGGCTAGGTCTGTGACTAGGCCAAGGCCGCCCTTCAGGACTGTGGCCTTTTGCTGTCTGGATATTGTATCGGCACTCTTGCCGTAAGCCTCGTCACGGATATCGGCTCTGTCCTCAAGAGCCCTCATTCTTTCATCATAGATGCCATCTATCGCTCCGGCCTGACCAACAAGCTCACGATTAAGGCGTTTGACATCTAGCACTTCAGGCGAAGTGCTGAGAACGGGAACATCCTTTTCGTCTTCATCAAGCTCAAAGTCTAGTTTCGGAATGACGTAACTCATTTTCACCCTCCAGTTACTACAAGTCTGCCATCAATCAATCAAGATTGCAAGTCTATCCGGTCAATACTATTTGACCATCACCGCCACCACCAGCATCTTCTGATTGGTATGCGCCAAGATCCATTCCCGGTGAACTCGTGCCACTCAAATCTGCCCCTGCATTTCTGGCAGCTGATGTACTGGCCAGCGTGTAATCACTTCCCTCAGTCTCAAAACCGGGGGCATCGGTGATGTCAGACTCCTGCAAGTCTGAGGGCCAATTCGAATAATCCGTCGTGCAATTGTTGACTAGGTTGTTTTCACCTATCTGGAATGTTGGGGTCGCTTCACCAACGATGCCAACACCACAGTCGTAGATGATGTTGTTCAAAAGGACGGTTCCGCAGATCTCTGAATAGTCATCGCACTCAATTCCCTCAGTCGAATCTTTGTTGTCGCCATCCACGGTACAGTTGATCACTAGGCCACCGGGGGCGGCAATGCCTTCATCGTCATTTGACACCGCCAAGCAGGCAAAGAACGTAACGTTGTAACTCGCCGCCCTAAGCCCTTGGCCTCCATTGCGCCACGCCTCACAGTAAGTGATCCGGTTATTGCTGGCCATGTAGAAACCATCGGATCCATTGTCAGATGCCCTGCAACGATGCATGTGACAGTAGCCGCCAATCTCAAATCCCTTGCCGCTAACGCTGTTGTTCGATTCGCAATTCTCAAACATCATTCGATAGCGACTGGCCCCATTGAAGTTGTCATAGTTCGCCCCATCCAAGATCATGTTCTTGAAGTAATAGTAGATATTCGATCCAGCAGGGAGTGCGATACAGTTGTCTTCACCTGTTCCATCAATGGTGAAGCTGCCACCATCGCCGGGAGTGGTGGTATAGCCCTCCACAACTATTGGCGACCCCAGCAACCCGTAATTCACGAGAGTCACTTGCTCTTGGTAGTCGGTCCCACCCTTAACGTGAAGATGGTCACCATCGGTTATCTGGCTGAACGCATAGTGAACAGTAGCCCACGCCAAGGCCTCAGATAAGCCAGTGTCTCCATTGTCGCCAGTCGTAGCGTCAACATAGTAGGTAGCCATTATGCCTCCTCAAAATACACGGTAACGCTCAATTCACCGGGGCCGCTTATTGCACTCGCACAGAATCGAAGGATGCTGTATTGAGCCAAACCCGCATTGGCAAAGCTGACATCTATTGAGTTGGCGCTACTGCTCACCTCGTCAGAGGCATAGACATCCACGCCAGCCACGAAGGGCGTGGCCCCAGCCCTCTCCTCAAGATTCCATGTCACTGTGCCGGAGGCGCACTGATGCTCAATGCGGGTGATCGTACAAGCAAATGGCACTGCAAACATCCGATGAGAATCTGTAGCCGTTGGCACATTAATACTGATACCCTTGGCAAATTTCTGCTTCATCACTGCACCGGCAGCAGCCACGTTGGTAGCATCAGTGACATCGGCTCCGGTCTCGATCCCTGACAGCTTGGATGAGTTGGCGTTCACTGTTGAGTTGTTGGCGACCTCAGTGTCAAAGTTGCTGATCGTGTTGGCAAGCTGCTGGCCGGTGTGGACAGCCCTCGCCCTATCGGCGGCATGGTAATGTAGTGTGCTGTCACCAGCGTCCGTGAGGTCGGTTGCGTTGGTCGCTGTGATGAGGGTTACATCAGCATCCGGCATTGTGATCGTCCGGGTGTTGGCTGTGGTGATCCCACTTGCCTGGAAAGCGATCTCCTTGGTGACATCACCATCATCCTGAATCCTGAACACGTTATCTGCGAACTCATTGCCGCCGGTAGCCCCTCCACCAGCAGCCGTGCCGGGGTAACTGCCCCGCAGGTCGTCGTTGTTCTCGACAGTGTAGGTGCCCCCAGACACGCTGACCGTAAGCCTAGCGATCAGGAACCCAACCCCTGTGAAGTCAGACGGAATCGTGTAGATCGCAGTTCCATCATCGTCGTTGGTGGCCTTGTCCCCGTTGTCGTTATCGTAGCTCCCTGACGGTAGGTTGCACATCAGCTTGCAGTCGCCTGTGACCTCATTGACCACACCCCAGATCACGAGGTTGTAGAAGTCGCTGGATGAGCCACCCATGGTGTTGCCGTCAGCGTCCAAAACCAACCCGGTCAGGTCGCCAACCTTGTCGTAAGCTGTAGTAGGATCGTTGACAATGTAGATGTCTGACCCAGTAGCGGTGTTGAAAGCTGGCTGCGTGTGGGTGTGAAGCTGAAGCACGATCCCTGCGCTTACCGCAACATCAAGTTGACCGGCACCGGCTGTTGGGGTCAAGGCACAACCACTCTGCCATGTGGCGTTCTGCTGCCTGATCCAGTAATTCAGATGAGCTAAGTGCCCTTGGCTATTACCACAGGCCACGTGGTCTGTCCAAGCATGCATCTTGTACGGTCCGTCAGTAGCGACTGAGGCTGCACTCTGAACAAGGACAGTCGCCACCGGAGCGTGTTCAGTTGCAGGCCAAGCAGTACTGGCCGTCAGCACCTTGGATGACTGAAGCACATAGACGTAGTTCATCGTGGGAGAGATGTCGCTGCCAGCAGTCAGGGCAACCTGCGCTATCGGGGTGCAGTCCCAGTCGTAGACACCATCACTGAAGACCACCCTGATATCTCCGGTGCCAGACTTCTCGATGTTAGCGTAGACAGTGCCGCCTGATTCAGTGATCGTCACGGCAGGGGAGTCGAGACAGGAGGCATTCATCAACTCAAACATGTCGGTAGTATCAGTATCGAAACCTATGTCGATGTCAGTAGCATTCTCAGTTACCTCAAGCCCAGTCCCAGCAGTAAGCCCTCTGAACTCCAGATCTACGCCTGTCTTCTGCTTGAATGTGTTGACTGTACCACCGAGGTCTGACCCAGTGTTCGCCTCACCTCCACCGGCAGCAGGGAGGGTGCCGAGGGTGATCATCTTCTTGGCGTTACCGTCAGCCGAATCCTCGATTACAAGCATATCGGCATTAACCGGAGTACCCTTATTGTTGATAGCGGATATCTCCGAAGCAGTATCATCGTGGATGGCGCTGGCATCGGTGTTGGCTCCAGTGATCAGGATACCACCCACGGTAGACCCGTTGCCAATGTATACCTCATCGGTATCGGTGGCGTGTACCATCTCAGATCCTGCTGGCGTGATCGTCAGCCTCTGAGCATCAGTCATGTGCCGTATTCTCCAAGCCATTAGTATAAACCTCCGCAATTGACCACTACTTCATCGGTGTAATCACCGCAGTCGATGTCAACGAGATCATAGTCCACATCGCCACAATTGCCGACTACAAGATCTGCCGTGAACAACAATTCACTTGCCGCCAAGAAAGCCGCATAATCAGTTGGCGACAAGGCACCGGCTTGCACTTCGCTGGCGAGATACAATTGAATCTCATTACCCCTGATCTGAAGACCGCTTGACGCTCTCCCAACCTTGAGGACAGGCGGCTGACTTGAAGCGGGAGGACTGTCAGCGTCTAGCGTCACCTCACGCCAGCGATCATCTATGAATACAGCGAACTTGTAAACCTTCCGACTGTCAACTAGGCCGGAATCTTGAATGAACTTTTCCTGCTCAGACCAAGTCCTGAATGTTGACTTTCGCCCGACAGACTTTGTTGGGGGCTTGCCAGTATCAACCCTGAACGACTGCTCGAGATGCAACACCCTCTGAATTAGAGCGTCATATTCTTCCCGGTCGATCATTTCTGCCTCTTTGGAACGAAGGACATCGCAAGCTCGCCAATCTCTGCGTAAGGGACAGACCAGACATGGTTGAAGTACGTTGTCGAGTCAAACAATCCACCCTCAAGCCTCATGGCGATGTACCGGAACTTCTTCCCCGGCATTCTGAGCTGGAAGATTGATTCATCTTCATCGGTCTCAGATGTTGCATCGAACTGCTTGTCATAGACTTTCGAGTCATCCAGAGCCTCTCCCCACGGTGGCTCAAAACCATCCCCAACCTTGAAAGAGAAGACTTCAAAGTGCCATTGGCCAACCATATCGCCAGACTCTAGACCAGAACTCTTCCCGGTGAACGAAACATGGAGGCGCTTCAGCTTCTTCCTTGCTGCAAAGTTCCCCATGTCAAAGTAGCCAGTCTCAAGCAGCATTCGCTTTTTGAGAGGGTTGAGGGCAACATCCTCAGCATCACTATCCAGATAGTCGTAATACCTCTGCCTGCTATAAAAGTAGGGGAGGAACGGTTCGGTTGTGGTGACATCGCCAATTGGGGAGCTTCCAACGGGAATCATCAGGTTGTGCCCATCGTTGAAGGGCAACCCAAGAGTAGCAAGCGTTCCAACATCGCTGGTGTCTGCAAGCATCATGTCTTTGTATATCGAAAACTCTCCAGCATCCGCTGCCGAGACAGACAGGTTAATGTCCGTCTTTAAGGTTTCCGCTCTCCATGCCTTAGCCAGAAGGCTGTACACCAATACCCGAGGCTGGTATGTCGGGTTCATGTTACCGGCCTGAGTGTGTCCCAAGAAGAACCTAGAGCCCCATGCAGACATTCCGGCGTCATGGGGGAGGTATAGCACCAGTTCGAACTTAAGGCTGTCTACGGCCAACCACGGGCCTCCAAAGACAAGTCCGCTTACAAGCTCAAGATCACTGGCAAACTCATCGTAATTGAGAACCTCACTCACTCTGGCCGGAGTGCCGCCACGCTTGGATGACCAGACTCCGTTATAGCCAACCCAGTAGACGGTGTCGCCAAAGGCGCAGACAAGCGATCTTGCAGCCAGTCCGATACCGGGGAACTCCCCAATGCGGCCCCAGCTCGTATCGAGACCACCACGAACATCAAGGACCACTGTTGCGTTTTCGAAGAACAGGTACATCATTCCGGCAAGCGACTTGGCCCCAACAAGCATTCCAGCCTTAGGGAACTCGACATAGTTGAGTTCTCCAACGATGCTGTATCTACCAGTCTCAGAGTAGTAGGCCCTGCTCTCCTCACCATCCCTTGCATACCAAGCCCTGTCCCCCTCAACAGCTTTCATGTACAGGTCAGTATCGTAGATATTCTCACTGTTACGGATCATCGCCTGAAGCGTAGTGCCGAGCATTGTCTCCGCTGACTCCCCAGCGAGATCGTCACCATAATCAGCGTATGTTACCAAGGCATCCCTGCTGATTGGGGCGAAGAACTCGTCAGCATATATCCCCCAAATTGAGGGTGTGATTATGTTCGACCTTGAGTCCATGAGTGGGGCAGACATCAGGGACGCACCAAGACTTGAAGCCGCCCACGGCCCCATCCGAAGATCAATTGTAAACAGCCACGTTTCGGTAGGATCTGAAGTATGGGCTATCGACTTCATTCTCCTAAAGAAATGCGCCTTTGCGTATTCAGGCATGTAGTGGGAGTTGTTGCCATCAGTAAACTTGAAAGCCTGAAATGCCACAACCGTCTTATTGTCAACACTGACATCCGTGTTGAAGATCAGGAATGGATTACTGAAGTCGCCAAAGTCGTACTCGTAAACAACGTAATACTCTACATACCCATCAGTGGACCAGCTCACCTCTCCGGGGACTAGATCAAGATCAGGGTTTGATATCAGCATCACATTGATAAACAGGTTTGTCTTTTTTGTGCTGTCGTAATCACGCTGCTTCGTGAGTGTCGCCAAATTGTCGGTATAATCATAGTCAGATTCTGCAACAATGTTTGACCCGCCACCGCCCACAAGATCGTGCCATTCACCGTGAACGGCATACTGATTGTGGAGCAAGTCCCAATGAGTTGACAGGGTTGTGGAAGCTACAACCGTAGGCGCATTGCCCTGCCTGAGCTTTATTGCCGCAAGACCACCAGACTCCGTGCCACGCTTGAGTCCAGCGACAACCTCGCCATAAGGGATGACTAGGATGGTGACACGCTCAGAGTATGTCCGACTACCCTCGATAAGGTAAACCGCCCACAAGGAGATGTAGTAGCCAACTCCAGCAATTGCGTCTTCAAAGCGGTAGCTGATTTCCGACGTAAACTCTCCATCAACCCCGTCAAGTGGCAAGCCATCATCGGGGCCAATTGGATAGGCCTCAGAATCGCTTGTGTTGTAACGTATCAATACGTGCTCAAGAAAGACGCTGTCGGGGGGAGACCAGTAAAGCAGGAAAACATCCTCTTCAGCTTGAGCGCTGACACGAGTTGGTACTGGGCTGCCGAACAGAACGCCAGCCGTTGCTGGCTCTGAGTGGAAGATGTCAACATCGCCATAAATGGTCATGTTGAAAACGGAGTAGCTGTATGGTCCATCAGCCGGAACCGTGGAATCAACAAAGGTGCTATTGTCAGACGATATGTCGATGAGGTGAGTCCCCTCGTTCCATCCCGGAGGAGTGCCACCAATTATGCGGCGTATCCTCACCATGTAAGGCCACTCGCTAACCGGAGGAACCCAGCCAAGGTTCACATTGTCCCCATCAATCCCAGCAACAAGATTTGCCGGAGCTGGCGGAATAGTGTAGAAGGGTGAGTCATAACCTGTCGTTGTCCACATGTCGTAATTTTCGAGGACGATCTTGAACTGCATCACGTTGTTGTAGTAGATGATGCCGCCACCAGTATCCAGCAACTCCGAAAGATTTACATCGAATGACGTTAGGAGGTCGTCTGAATCAGCCTCTGACTGTGCAAGGAATAGGACAAAGTCAGCCTCGACAGACCTCTTGTAGTGCAGACTAATGCCCCTAGTGGCTGATGGCCCAGAGCCACCGTCAGCCCACTCTGTGTCATTGGCTGGCAAGGTCCAGCTGAGGGAGACTGTTGGGTTACCGCTTGCGTCCCAATCATACACATGCTGCAAGTCAATGTCTTCGGAAGTGAAGCCCCACGCCGGAGAGGCTTCAGACGTTATCGAAAGCTGTAGCGGAGAAGACGGCTGTTCTGCTGTATCGACAGCGTAAATGGAGTAGTAGTACAGGGTCGAGTACGCTGGAACGCTGTCAATGACTGACAAGCTTGTTGCTCCGGCTGCGGCATACGAGCCGGTAAATGGTGAGCCCTCAATCTCTGTCCCTGTTTCATAGGTCGGGAATCCAGTAGTGCCCCTAAAGATTCTGATGGACTCCAAGTCTTCATCAGCTGGATTGTCCCATTCCAAAAAGACTGTTAAGTCGTCAACTGAGATGGACCCGTTAAAGCAGGCTCCAGGCACATCATTCAGCTCAATCGTGTACTGGCCTCCAGTTGTGGCTATATTGCCAAAGTTGTCCTGATACGAGATGCCCCACCAGAATTCACCACCAGATGTCGATATGATCGGTAACATGATGTGGGGGTTGGCAACGACATCTGTAAACTCACCACTATCATCATCGCCCGGATAATCACCGTACCACCGCTCTTGAGAGAAGATGCCCCAGTGGGTGGCCTCCTTCCAGTCCGCCCAAGAAACCTGTTTGTGGCCAACATAATTAGTGCCAGCATCAGCGGGGACCGGAATTCGGCCAGCGGCAAACAGTGGGCCAGCAAACATGATCCAAACAGAGTCTATGTCATTTTCGCTTTCCGGCGGGAAGCTATTACGGTGAATCACCACACCATCATGTCCGGGAACGCCCATTGACAGGTAATGGAAAATTGAGACATCAGGGGCTGAAACGTATCCATCGTCAGGCTGTGTATCTATATCGAGATCGGCAGCAGGCTTCCACTGGTAGAACGATTGAGTTGACGGAGTTCCATCCTTGGCGACAAGCCACGCATTGAAGTAGTAAGTGGTGTCAGCAATCAAGCCTTCAAGAACTGAAGTCTCCTGATACTGATACATCGTTCCGTTATGGGGGATAAACCCCTGATGGGTTGATGACGGGTCATAGTCTTCGTTTATCGGCGTTCCAGCCCCAATGGTTGCCGGGATTGCCGATGTGGAGTACCTGATAATAATCCCGCCAAGGCCCCAATTCGGATCATTGTCAGGGTCGTTAAAGTTGACCTTTGGGAATGTGGTAGTATGCGTGATGCTGTAGAATGTGGACGATATCAGCTCAAAGTTTCCATCATCAGAATCCTCGCCAAGGTAGCTCTCCCAATTCGGGGGATCGGCAGGTTCGTCACTGGTCACCAAGAACAACATTGTTTGCGGCTGATCTTCAATGTCGACCGCAGCCATATCCCAGCGAGACACGGTTGTCGCAAGATCCACAAATCGCACACCCGCCGCCAAGCCGGTTGGGCTGGTGTCCAGCGAACGTAAATCTGTCCCAGACGTTACGTCAAAATCAAGACCAAGCACATGGGCCGAATAGTCTTCTGGGAAGCCAGCGGAATACGTCCTTGTCGGGCTATAGGCTGGAGTGTATGCATGTTCTCCAGTTGCGAGCATGTCATAAGCCCACCAGTCAAGCTGCCATGTGCTGCCATTCTCAAACGGGTTGCCGGGAGCCATCAAGAGCCCGTCCCGCCTTGCGATGTACCTGACAAACCCCTGCTGCCACTGGACGGCACAGGTTCTATTGTTTGGCGATGGAAACTCATCAATTGGATTGGAAGTATCTGCGGCTTCAAGCAGCCGGATATCACTCAAGTCTATGTCGTAATAATCAAGCCTATCGGTTCCACCCGTTACGCCACCGGCTCCATCAGCTTCTCTGGTGATGAGAGGTATCGTCATATGGGCTCGCCAGCTATTGGCCCCATCATACAGATCGAAATATCGCCAAACTAACCCAATAACCTCATCGGCAGCATTGACCCCAAGTTGTGGCGACATCCTTCTGTCCCACCCGTTTATTCCTCCACGGTGAGTGATCTGGATTGGCAACGTGTCAGTTCCAGAGCCAGTATATGTCAAGCCGAGCAAGTTTCCTGCTGGGCTTTTTGCGGTGACCCCCATAAGGTCATCCCAAGTCGGATACCCAGCCCCTTCAACCCAACCAGCGTCTTCGTATTGAAACGAGAAAACTGGAACATGGGAAGCCCTAGGCCTGTGAGAACCGTAAGAGAATGACGACCTTGGGATTGGAGGTAAGCCGCCATCCCCGCCAACCCCGTCAACGTCTGTCGGCGGCTCCCACTCTTCGGGATCGTACCCGTGACCACCACCCGTTCCATACCACTGGAATGCGTCAGGGTGATTTCTTGCTGAATCAAGATTTATGGGTTCAAAGCCACCCGGAAAGCCACGAGCCGGGAAAGTCCCGCCACTACGTATCCACTCAACCTCTTCGTCAACAATAACCATGTGATCATGAACAAACCATGCAACCCCATAGGGATCGGCTCCATTAAGCCTGAAGAGCAGTCTGTTGTGAGCCTCGATTGGGGCCTCTGTGAGTGACAGGTAGTCCTCTCTAGAGTCTACGCTGGCGGCGTTTTCTGCAGACCTGAAGTTGTAGAAGAGCCAGTCGTCTCCGAGTCTGACCTGAGTCGCTGTTAGGGTGCCGTCAACATCATCGAAAGCAGCATCTCTCACCATCAATCCATGCCGATACGTTCTAGCATCAGGGCTTGCAGCTTCCCTGTAAGCCATGACCTGCCAGAAGAACGGTGATGTCCCACCTTCAAGCGTACCGGTCATCACAGGAAAGCTCCAGCGGAACACTTCAGCGGAACCGTTGTGGCCGACAAATACGTTTGAGATCATCTGCTTGTGGAATAACCATGAATCATCTGAATGAAGCATATTGTTGTGCCCGCCACTTGGGACACGGAGAGTTCCAGCCTCATCGTCAATGTCGAAAGCTCTGTCGCTACCAAACAGTGCATCAGGATTCAGGAACCTTGTCCTGCGAGGGACAGTGAGGTCGTAGTTCTCCCCATACCACAGCATGTCTGGGGTAATATCCATCCTGCTGGCCCTTGTAACCATCCCTTTGGACCAGTCCGGAAACTGAAAGACCTGCTTTGTGGACATTGCTACTCCTGCGGATACCCGTGACCAAGGGCGGTCACATCCCTGTCTATGTTACTGGCGGCCTCTTTGCGGGCTCTCAAATAGTTCCGATCGGCAAGCACAGCCATCTTGGCATCGCCACCGGGGCGAAGCAGTGCCTTCGAAACGATCCACTCCATCATTGCCTCTTCCCATTCAGGCCACACCTCCAGCTCCACATCATCTGCCGTGTCCGCAGAGGATCCGGATATCGCCAGAAGGTCTGGTGCCTTTTCAAAAAAGAGGGTCAGTGTTGAACCCTCAGATAGCGGTTGGAATGTCCCGATCTTTCGCTTTCCGTACCAGTACCAAAATTCTCCAGATTCTGTATCTGAGCAATTGATACCACTCATACTGCCCCCTACCTAAGATTATCGACCTTTTCGCCAAGCTTGTTGATGGCCCCAAGTATGGCATCATGTTCTTTCGTATTCTGCAACTGCTGCGTTTCCAAGATGATTATCCGCTCCTTTGTGGCATGAACATCGACCTTGTCGGCCTTTCTTTCACCCCAAGCTCCAAGAGTAAGAAGCATGATTACCAGTGTTACGGTGGCAACCGTACCGGAGATTATAGAAGCAGCCTTGATGCTATCCCTTGCTACCGGGCTCATTCTGAACTTCCTCTCTACATGTCCGCCAGAATCAGTCTGCGACCCCTTCAAGGTCGATAATCGCAGCCATCGAAGTCTTCTTGATTTGATTGCCATTGTACTCCACCCGTGTAAGCCGAATAAGAGTGCTTGGCACTGCAACGCACCCATCGGCATCTACAGTTAAGTCACTGGCGGTCTCCTCTCCTTGGCGAGTGTAAATTGTCAGAGCCCTAGAAGCCTGATTAATCATTGACCTTAGCTCTGCATCACCAAGGTTCTGGTTGACCGCTTCGGGGAGTCTCCCCCGTACAATCGTCATCATCTCAACTCTAGTCATTAGCGTCCTCCTTAGCGGCCTGATACGTCATCATGGCCTCTCGTAGCGACACCTCAGGGCCACCAGCCTTGCTCGAGGTTATCTGCCTGACCACATGGTCAACCATGATCGGCCAGTACCTTGGAGGCAGCTCACATTGACCGCTGGCGTTAACGAATGCTGACTTAATGCGTCCATCACTGCCTATAAACCGTTCGGGATATTGAACCATTGTCAGTCTTAAATTATCAGAAGCATCCGGATCAAGTTCACCGGCAGGGTAAATGTAGAGGTGGTCGCCAGCACGAGACCAGACATAGCCCTCATCGGCTATCTCTTCGTAGAAGTTGCGTCGCCAACCTGTAGCCCTCTGCTCAATCTCCAGCTGCTTCACGCCCTTGGCGTACTTGAGCGAGTTGGCAGCAGTATCTTCGTCTGCCGCAAAAGACACAGCGACTATGTCAAAGAATTCGTGATACACCTCAGTGCCAGTGTCGATATAGCTACCATCAGTCCAGAACAACCCATCAGGGCCAAACAACTTGATTTTGGTCAAGCCACCCTCAGCCTCAACAGTGGTGTCCGTTATCTTAATAGTTTCAGTATGGCGGACTTCTAGTTCAGGGATCTCCCCACCACCCAAGATCTGCACGATCTCACGTTGAGCTTCGTCCAAAAGACGGCTCAGGCGGCCCGGAGTGACCTGTGAGGCGGTTGCACCGATCCGGGTGTATATTTCCTCCCAGAAGTGTTCGATGCCGCTAGAGGCGACCAGAGGGCTTGTCGGTGCAACCGGATCGGACTCACCTGAAGATAGGTCGTAAGCTTCAAATGGCCCACAACAGATAAAGCCGGTGTCTGGATGAGTGTCGCCATCATTGATGGCGAAGTATGCCGAAGAACCCACGAGTGAAGACGTGTCCCAATACCTCACTGTCATCCACGGAGATCCGGTTCCATACTCCTTGAATAGCAGCTGCCCTGATCCAGCATACATTGCAACGTAACATGTCTCATCTCCAGCGCCTCCAACACGAACCTTCATCCTGCTGCCGGTGACAACAAACGTGTCGCTCACTATCCGGCCAACAAGTTGACAATAGTCCGGACCAAATGAAACTGTTTCCCATATATTGGGAGCATATCCACCAGTATTTATGAAGGAATTGTCGATTGGCCCAGATGATGCCGGGGCTTCTGGGAAATTCGTTCCGGGCCATCCACTGGCATTGTATCCAGAGGCAAGTGACCCCTGACTTAGGGCTGACCAGTCCTCAACCCAAGACTCGGGAATAGCCGAAACAAATTCCCAGTAATCGTTCCTGATGTCTGATCCTGAAAAAGAGGCCGGTGGCTCAGTTGCTGGCGAAACAACATGGTCTACTATTGCCTTAAATTCATAGATTCCGGCAGGCAACGTCCCAGACCAAACCGAACTGAATGTACATCTTGTTCCCCGTGGCCACGGGGAGCTGGATCCGGGTGGGAACCTGTACGGATCGCCAGCATCAAAGATAACGGGCTGATAGTCAAACACGCTCCCGCTCACAACTGACCACTCACTAATCAACCCCATTGAGCCATCAATCGGCTCAAACCAATTGGTCACGACAGGGTCTAGTGTGTCGGAAAATTCGATTGAGCCAACCTTGTAATACTTTGCGTAGCTTCCGCCACGCCCATCATGACTTGTGGCAATCCACTCATCAAGAGTGCTGTCATAGTCAATTTCATTTGCATACCCAAGTGACGAATCGCTTAATATTGACGATACGAGATCCCAGTCCTCGTTACCGCCGACACATGGTGTATCTGCACCAATATCGTCAATTCTCCACATGTAGGCGTGTGTCCAGACATAGTAATGGCTGCCAGACTTTATGATTCCCGGACCTTCAGGATTTATGGTAGCGTAATCAATGAGGTACTTGTTGGCATGTATTGTCCACCCCTGCGTAAATGTACCAGAGGTAGTTGTCCACTCGATTAAGCCAGCCGCCCCCTGCCAAGTGCCGGGATATTGGTAGCACATGAATGTCATGTAATACTTTCCAGAGTCTTCATCATGAAAGAATCTGGCATCCCTGTATGCCGAATAGTGGGACAGCGGTTTCCACCAAAAATCGCCAGTTCCGTCCTCATTGTGGGCTTCGATATTGAATGGATTCGTGGCGGTGTCCCAGTACCAGCTGCTCATGTCATCGCTATAGGCGAATGCCAGCCACTCAGAGTGCTGCGGTGTCGGATCATTAACCAAAGTGCAGCACAAGACATAGCGCTTGTCAGTTACTGCCGTTCCATCAGGATCCCAGTTCGGGTTTTCGATACCACTTGGGGCAAAGATGAATGACGGCGTGAGCGAGTACCAGTTAGGCGCTGATTCGCCAGCAGCATCAACTCCAGTGGCAAACAAAACATCGGGGTGTGCATACCAGTTCTTGAAGTCCCACGTGGAAAAGTGGGTAAGCCTCTCACCATAACCAGAGTCTGCATCCATCTTCTTAATTCCAAATAAGTGCCATTTACCATCAGCGTCTTGAAGCTTCGCATGGTCAGCCAAGTATGCGTCGTTATTCTCAACCTCCCAATTCTTGTACAGGAGCCCTTGGTTGAAAGTCCATCGACGTAATGTCTCAGCCATGATCAGCCTCCGACCAGTTTGGCTATATTCTCAAAGCCTTGGAACCGTTTCAACCCTTGCAGGAATATGTCCCAGAGGAGCTTGCCCTGCTCAGGCTCTTCGTCTTTCATCTTGGCCTTAACGACAGTGTAGTCAATCACGATGCCCTCCCACCCGTTAGGGATAGAGAGGTTGGTCGAAACCCAGACGGGCTCAGCGATGTAATCGAGATCTACCGCCTCACCGCCAAGCTCAAACCCGTAAACCTTACCCATGAGAGATGTCCAGATCCTGTTGCCAGCAGAGTAGGCGGAGCCACTGTAGAAGGCTTTGATCTGGGAGAATTCATCAGGAGCCTTCTCTTTGAGCAGGTCTCCAGAGGTTGAACCAGAAACCCTCACGATCTTCATCGAGTCGGAGGGGAGCGAAACTGGAGAGGCTTGACTACTCAGCCTCGTCAAGACGCTCTCGATGGCGTAGACGGGAACCATGGGCAAGAACATTCGAAGGCAGTCCAATGCCCAAGCATCCATCTCGTCCTGTTCGGCGGATGTGAAATCACCAGAATCGAGGTCCATCCCAGATGCAACCCCGTCATAAAGATTAGATTGTGTGAGCTGTCCCATAACGCTCCTGTTGGGTCAGGGGGAGCCGAAGCTCCCCCTTTCCCAGTCGGTCTAAGTAACGTCAGCAGTCAACATCAAGGTACCACAGGTCTGCTCGTACATCATCTTGAGCCCAAGCTCAGTGATGGCGTACTCGGCCAGACCGTCCTCATCATTGTCCTGAGCACCAGAAATGACCTTGGTGTCACGACCCGGAAGAGGTTTCAGTTCCATCTGAGCCATGTCCAGAATCACAGCGTGATTTTCATACTCACCACGGAGGGTGGGTGTCGGAATCACGTTGAGGACACCGAACGGGCTCTGGAAGCGCCTGATGGCGATACCAGCGGTAGCGTCAGAGCCGGGGAGATATTGCATACTCCAGCCCTGAGTCATGGTGTTGCCACTGCCACCGTCATTGATTCCACCCATCAAGCCACTGTACCGAGTGAATGCCCCGAGCCACTTCTGCGAGACGAACATGGTTTTGCTCGCCTTGCCCTGCACCTGATCCTCGAAGATCATTTCGCAGGCATCGGTAAGGTCACCGTAGAAGTTGTTGAGATCGGGACGAACCCTCAGCGAGTTGTTCGCATGAGTGGTAGCGGCAAGGTTGAGCCTGTCAACATTGTAGGTCCGGATGAACCCAATGTCCTGCTCGCCAGCATTGGTTGTACCAGAGCCACTGACACCAACGCCCAGCCCACGAGTAGAACGCTTGGGACTCTCACCAGTCCAAGTATCACGTTCACCGTTGGTGAACAGGATCTTCTCTATGTCAATCTTGTGCTTGATCAGCCCACGATTGCGAACCCGAGCCAGTTCATCCCCACCGACATACTGAGTAGCTATGGCAGTGTTGGTAATTGACCAAGGGGTCTTCATGATTTGAGTCTGGTTCCAGTCAGTCCGAACGCCCTTGCGGGATTCCTCAGGAAGCTTACTACCCTCGTAGTGACCCTTCTGGAGAAGCATGGGAGTGTAGGCAGTGACGTAGACATCGAATGTGGCGCTTGCATCCAAGGCATAGTCCGTACCCGGATCAACCCACATCGTAGCGGTCAGGGTGTCATCAATGATGATGGCCTCATCAATGTTTATCCCATAATCTGACCAAGAGTCAGCCATTGACGGAGTCCAAGAGGCATCTCCACCAGCGGTGTCCTGACCT